ATTGCCGCCAAAGCCGCCCCAGCCAAAAATCATAGCGAAGATAATGATAGCCCACCAGCCATCGCCGCCCCACATGCCATCATTGTTTCTTCCGTTTCCTGTCACTGCTGCAATATCAGCAAGACTAGGCATTGCATTTCCATTAAACATTTTGTTTACCTCCATCTGATCTATTTACAAATGGGATAACCGGTTATTTTGCGCGCACCCCAAAATGTACTAATGATTAAACATGCTCATAACTTTCTGTTTTGCTTCATCTACCGTAATTCCTCTTTCTTTACAGAGATTCTCTGCCATTGTCTTAAGTCCACCTGTATCTCCGCTTTGATACATTTGCATGGCATTTTTTGCCATAGGATTGTTTTGAACCTGCGGAGAATTCATCATTTGATTTAACAATAATTGTGCCGGATTCATTCTGGATCACTCTCCTTTTTTACCTGTGAAGTTTTTCTTTGACTGCTTGGAATTTTATCTAATCGGTTTTCTATCTGTTCAATCTTCCCAAAAAGTTCATCAAACTTCTGCATAAATGCACCTGTGCACTCGTCTGATAGGTCAAATTTCAATTTTTCAGTATCATGCGATAAATTGCTAACAGTATCATGCGAAACTGGCTTAAAAACGATTGTGCGAATTGTGCCATCTGCGTTCCAACTTTTAGCGTATATTTCTGTCATATCCTGTTTTGGGAAAAATGCAACGCTGCCATCCATTGGCACATCATTGGCAGTGATGTTTTCTACCGCCGGAACTACTTTTCCATTTATGCCAAAAGTTTGAACCGGGATCTGCTGCTGAATTTGCTGCGGTGCCTGCATATAATTTTGTGTATTATCAATGCGTGGCTGATTCATATACGGATTGTATGCGTACTGCTGCCCGTATTGCTGCATCTGCTGATTATAAATCGGATTCTGGTATGCTCCGCTCATATTCATCCTGTTTGACCTCCTCTAAAACATCTTCTATTGCGTGTATGATAGACGACTGCGTTGACAAGTCCAAGGACTGTAACTCTTTTCTGGCAAAAATTTTTTCAAGAACTTCATCTGAAAACACCACCATCCCTCCCTTTGATTATATTTTTGCATAAAAAAAGGCGGCAAAACCGTCACGATTCCGACAGTTTGCCGTCAAAAAATACAAAAAAAAAGAACGCATTAAGCGTCCATACATCCGTTCGTGTTACCTTTAGTGTTACCTTTGATTTTGACCTTTAGAAAAGACACCATTCAAAAACTCCTTTCTTTCAGTAAAATCAAGGCTTCACAAGGTTTTCTTAAATAAAAATAAAGTAGCGGAAGGGAGATTCGAACTCGGTATCAATTCTCTCAAACCCGCATAAATACTGAATTTCTTTATCTCCAAAGGTGTTACCTCGTGTTACCTTTTACATTGATAATGCTTTTGCAATATATTCCTGCATTTCACTCTCTGTCTTGTTATTAAAATAGTAATGATCGAGAGTTGTTCTGATATCTGTATGCCCCATTTGTGTTTTTATTACCGATTCTGGAACATTTCCATCTATCAACTTTGTTGCATATGTCTTTCTTGCCTTGTGAATTGAACGTTCACCAATTCCTATTCTATCACATATCACATATAGCCGCCTTGTAAATGCCTGACCTTTTATTCGTTTACCGTTTTTCATAAAAATATATTGCCCAAATGGATTGAGCATTTTTATTTTTCTCATAAGTTCTTTGGTATCTGCGGTAATTATAACATCTCTAAACCCGGCATCACTTTTAGGAAAATTTTGAACATCAAATACATATTTGCCATTATCATCTCTATATCTTATTTCTGTCTTTGATATATGTATCTTATTTTCTCCGACATCAGACCATGAGAGGGTAGATATTTCCCCAACTCTCAATCCTGTTTTAAATGCCAAAATAATGCCAAGTTCTATCAATGTAGGCTCATTTTCCATTACAAATCGTTCAATTAAAAGTTCCTCATCCTTAGAAAATACCAATTCGCAGTCTGACTTATGGTTCTTTTTAAATGACTTTTCCGAAATTTCCAAATCACCCATAAAACTGGTTATGCTCAGGCTGGTATAATGTTTTTTCTTTGCATATTTGAAAATTCCGTTAATCAATATCCGCATATCAGAATAAGCTTTTTGCGTAAGTTCCAGTTTTGAAATAGCTGTTTTTATGAATGATTCCAATATTTCTTCATCAATGTACCGGATTTTTCTATTTGCAATCGGCAAATACTTATTTTCAAAAAATCTTTTAAAATTTGTCTCGTACTTGTCCTTTGTCTGTCTTGTTATTTCACCATATTCAAGTTTTTCAGAAATCCAATTAGAATATACCTGAATAACTGTAGGTTCATCCTCCTTAGCTTTATAGAACTTTACTATTTCATCTTCAATTGCTTTTTCAGATGTTCTCTTTACAAGTCTCTTTCCTCTCTTATTATCTTCATCTGGCAAATATGTGTAAAACTTTCCATCTTTTCCTTGCCAAATGCTGTAAGTGTGTTTTTCAATAAATTTTTTCCTTTCGTTCATTTCAATTTTTTTCTGAATGGTGTCTATGTTGATAATACCATTTTCGATGGCAATATTCAACAACTCACTATTTGAAAGATTTCCCGTTTAACTCACCTTCTAACTTTTTTACTTTCTGTTTAATATCAAAAATTCTTCTTTCCACTGTTCTTGTTGATACGCATAGTCTCATGGCTATTTCTTTTGAAATAAGTCCACGGGCAAGAAGATAAAATATTTCTTCTTCCTGCTCCGTGAAATTGGCGTTTTCAATAATTGTTTCAAGCTCTGGCTTAGTCAGTTTTGAAAACTTCATAAGCCACTATCCTCCAATATTTTATTCTTCTCCCTGCCAGATCTTCGGTGTACCATCAGCATTTAGCATAACGGTAAGACCGCCGCCCGTGCTTATTGTGATATATAAATACATCACTCCTGTGTCACTATCTGCATAAATAAGATATTCTTGTCCACTTCCCACCAGTACCATTGTGTTTTCCTGTCCCGCACTGACATTTGCTGTATCACTGCATCCGGCAATCAGAAGTGTTGCTGTTATGATGGCTGTTATAAGTTTCTTTCGCACTGCATTAGTCCTCCGTATTTTCCTCATATTCCTCTTTGCTGATGGTCCTGATGCATTCCTCACTCACGCCTAAACTTTTCGCCATGTTTGCAATGGCTCTTTTCACATAGTCGTATGCACTTTCTTTAAAAATCCTTGGTTTTTTTTCTGTGACTGTGAAATCCATGTTCCGTTCTGCATATCCAACGGAACCCTCTCCGCCAAACATTTCTGAATCCTTAATTTCAAAGTATAATGATATTCTGATTTTCATTTCATTCATTGTTTTTCCTCATCTTCTGCTGTCTGTATCATGACAGCACCTCCGAAAAATTAAGTTTCATCTGTTGATCCGGCTCATAGTTCATCCATACCGTTTCCATCCGTGGCTTTCCGTGCTCCGCACAGCTTGAAAACTGTTTTTTCTCCCATCCGTTCAGATAGTCGTTATACATTTCTGATTCATAGCCAGACAGCATAATCTTGGCTTTACTTTGCAACAAAAGTTTTAACAGTTCTTCGTGGTCAGAATCTGACATCTCATGTTTATACTGTTTCCCGGTTCTGGTACCCAAAACATACGGAGGATCAATGTACATAAAAACATTGCTGTAATTAAATCTCTCGATTACTTCTAATGCAGGTCGATTCTCAATCTGTACCATTCGCAGACGTTCCGCTATGTCAATGATCCATTCCGGCAGACGGTACCAGTTCCATAATGCATAAGCTCTTTCTCTGCCCTGTACATCATTTTTCCATCCTACCTTGCTGCCATTGGTACGGAACCCGTGCCCCTGCCAACACTGGATTAAAAATCGTAATGCTTTATGATACGGTTCATCCGGCATCATCAACTCCCATGCATCCAGCTTATATGTATCCTCATATTTTTCACGACTGAACGGTGTAGTCATTACCATTCTGGCCAGACGATCCGCATCCTCCTGTATACACCGGAAGATATTCACAACGTCATGATCCAGATCATTAATCGTTTCGATATCAGATACCGGCTTATTAAATAACACGGCCCCGCTGCCGAAGAACGGCTCTACATAGCTGTGATGTTCCGGTATCAGTTCCACCAATCGGGGAGCAATGTTCCATTTACTTCCCGGATATTTCAATACTGTTCTCATTTTCTTCAAAAGGAACCCGATATATCGTTACCCCGGCCGGAGGTTCGGCTCCTTTCTGATATTCCGTGCACATATTTACAATAGAGCACTTTAAATTTATTTATGTTATGTTTTATGCAATAAATTCATCGTTTTATTGCTTTTAAATCATCCAATCTAACGGAAAACCTCTCACTCCTTTTTTATTTCAAAATTTCATCTAAGCAGGCATTCCAACCCACCCGACGTATTGATGTGCTGAGATCTTCATAACCAGATTTCAACTCTGGTATCTTCTCCGGCAGTTTCCGGAGTGGACACCAATCCGGCTTTTTTCCGTCTGGTACAAGTTTTCCTGTCGCACAGCACATATATTCGTCATCATTCTCTGTCTCATAGCACAATGTGCATTTCTGGCACACCTGTTCCGGCATATCCATAACCAATACTGCTTTAGGCATTTTCTATTCCTCCTTATTCTGCTATTCAGTGGCATAACTCAATTCGGATTCCAGATATTCTGTCAATTCCTCCACCGTCTCAACGTTTTCTCCTGCGCGTATTTCTGCAACCAACCACTCAATGCTTTCAAATTTACTTATTACTTTTGCTAATTCTTCCATGATTATTTTTCCTTTCTGTCATTTAATTAACTTTCGTTTCCGGCTTCTCACACCGCTCAAATTCGATAACCCACACCCACGGTGAGGCATCCCAACCGTAGCGATTGAGGTTTGATTTCTTGATGGTGCTGTTCCAGATTCTAATAAAATGCTCTCTGGCTGTATGTATGCGATCATATTCATTCTCCGGGCTGTGAATAAACCCTCTGTTATCTATCGCTCCTTCTGCTTTTGCTCCATCTTCAGTGACATCCTGCAACCGCTCAATTTTAACATCCGTAACCTTAAGCCAGATACGTGCCGCTTCTTTCGGCATATGAATTGATGGTTTCCATTTTGTAATATCTGCAATATCATTTCTTTGCCAATCTTCGTAGTAATAGTATCCGTTCGGCGCCTTTTTCCATGTTTCACGAACATACAGGATATCGCCCGTACAGATAGGACAGGTTCTCTCCGCCGTACTTAACTGTTCCGTATGCTCCTTATCAACAAAGTTATGTACTGCATAAGTCCGCCTGTCAGCATTGTAAAAATCCATATCCGGCACAGTACACTCATTGGCATCTTTGCAAATTCGCCTTGTGCAGGTCTTCCTTCCGTCCAGAATTGCCCTCACCATTTCGGTGCTAATTTGTTTGTTGAATAAAATCGGTTTAATCGGCATCTACTCCACCGCCTTTCACAATCTCGATAGCTTTGCCAAATGCTTCATATCTTCCCTGACTTCTCCCGTCATTGTAGATCTGTTCGCCGTCTCCGTATCCGTCATCGTCGCAATCATCTGGTCTGTCCTGCTCTGCTTTCTTCAATTTTCTCAACTGCTCCACAACCTTGTCTACATCATAAGACGTCGGATATTCTTCTAGTAAATACAATACTGCATTTGTATTTACTAAAGTTCCATTGCTTAAAGTAACCGATTTTAAATCTTTCTTTAGTGCATCCGCATCAATCAGTCTCATTGTTTGCCCTCCTGTTCCAATCTGTAGTTGCTTTTGTTCGCTCGTCTTTTCCTGTTCTGATTCCACCGTCCTGATCCATATACATCTCACATTCATAGCTTTTTGGAAGTTCTGTTCCGCATTTCATACATTTGATTTTGAACATTACTCCAACATCCGAATGTGATGACTTATTTACAATGGTAAAGAACATTGCTTTTCCGCCGCAGAACGGGCATGGTTTAAGTTCTTTGTTCATTCTTCATTCCCCCAATCAATCATTTGACCGCAACTCGGGCAATATGTGGGACTAGCACTTTTAAAACATCTTGGGCATGATGGACAAATCATTGCGTTTCCCATAATTCTCGGTCGCTTCGCTGTCTGTTTCCCCATCGCCGCCCGGCACTCTTCTGTCGTGCTGATTGCACGGTACTGCTGAACTTCTTCCAGTGCCTTGATCGCTTCCTCAAAAGCTCTAAGTGTACTGCTTTTACTTTCCCAGCCCATTTCCTGCTTGATTATTTTTATTGCCTTGTTCTCATCCATTGTTACACCTCCAACAGTTCCGGGTTATCAATCATGTTGCCGATCACTTCAAAATTCTCTGAATCAAAATCATCCAATTCCTCGTAGTCATCACAGCCCGGCTCATTCGTACACCATCCGTTTTCATGCCACACGACACGCTTTCTCGTCTCATCTTCTGGAAACTCAACGTCGATATGCCCTGAAAGAATATCATTCTCAAAAATCAGCTTTCCGTTCTTATCCTTAAGTCCGGTGCACCAACAAATTGTGGATGGATCAATTTTCAGAGCATATAAATCTGATGCGTAACTAGGGACGATATAGTATTTTTCTCTTCCGGTAAATCCATATCGTACCAAACCGCCAATAACCCATTCGTCGTTATTAGTTCGTTTTGCTTTGCATAAATATCTATCTTCCATCCTTTTCCTCCATTTCTTTCAACTTGGCTTCTGCTTCCTCTTGTGATAAAAACCAGGTTTCCTTGTACATTTTTTCTGACAGGATTCGGTCTGTACCATATTCCCGATCTTTGTCACACTCCATGTACCATCCTTTTTCTGTAAAAGTAATAAAGGCTACTTTCTGATGATAAATTTTATTGTTCTCCGGGTGCAGACTTAAAATATTTAATTCATAATTGACTTTGCTAGGAATTAAATATACATCTGAGCCAATTCCACACGGCAACCGCAGAAGTAATCCCTGCTCCTCGGTATCCTCATAGTCTTTGAGTTTCCGATATACGGCATCTATTTCCTCGCAATCCGGTTCACATGCCCTTTCCCACAGTTCATCATCAATCCACAATGGATTTCTCTCTGTTAATCTCTCCATGCTATCCCTCACTTTCTGCAAATTTTGCATATTTCCAATCACACACATATGCCTGATCTCCAGCACTCCATGATGTAGTGCCCTGTTTCCATGCATACACTAATCCGTTTTTGTATTTTGCAAAGTATCTCCGATCCCATACACAGGATTCGCTATGTCTCACAAGAATCGGTGTATCAACTGGAACTCTGCTCCAATCAACCTGTGGTTCGACATATTCACTGTTCGCCCATTCGTTAACATTTTTTCTGCAATTAATATTACTGTTGAAATCACACTTGCTACATGATGCACCACTGCACTGTCTCGGCTTTCCATCGATTATAGCAATGCTATGTCCCTCACACGCAATATTTAAAATCTCTTCCGCATATTTTTCTCTATTCAGCATCCTTTTTCTCCTTCCCGTACCGCAACTGATACGGCACTTCCTTAAAATCTCTCAATGCATCCGGGTTTGGATGCTTCTGTATTCTCGTCTGATGGTTTTCCATCTCTGCTATGATTCTGCGTCTCTCTTTGCTTTCTCTGTGCAATTTATACCTCAGTCATTTTCCAAGACTGTTTACAAGCTGTTCTGACCTCGTATAAGCCTTATCCAACAGTTCTAAATATTCATCAAAGGAAATCTGTGCTTTTTCAGATAACTCCCTCGGATAACGCTCTAACAAAGCCTTAATGCACTGTTTCATGTCTCCAAAATATCCGATTGTTCGAACGCTTTCTTTTTCATTGCCGTCCTTATCCTGTCCGGCATATCTCTGTCTCAGGGTGTGATTCAGAGAATCAATCTCCACAAAATATCCATCCTGCAGTTCCACAACTAACTTGTCCATCAACCATTCCTCCTATATTTCATACGTCTTTCCAATAAACCGCTTGTCAATGTACTTACATTCATGCTCCAGTACACTTGCAATTCCTGCCATGGTTTCATATCCGGTAGCAATGCAGTTAATCAGATACCTGATTCTCTCATACACCTGTCTGATCTGATTGGAAGAGAACTTAAACTTTGTTTTCAAACAGACACCCAACATTGCAAAGTAATTAAATACCTGCGCCAGTAAAAATTTATTTGCCTGTATCATGCAGCTTGGTGCGATCTTTCGCTCTACCAGATAAAAACTTTCACGGTACGGTATCTTATTGGTTTCTTCCCGCACATCAATACCGCATTTTGTTTTCATGAAATATCCAAGCTCCTCTGCTGACATTCCATCCTTTTCGGCATCTCCTAAATACGTTTCAATCGTCTGTTCTACTCTGATAATTCTTTTCTGACTAAATCCGAACTTATCATGAAGTGTCTGGTATGCCATCATGCGAACGTTATAATAGGATTCCTCTATCAGATAATCCGCATTGCTTTGTGCCTTGGCGTGTCTCTGTATTCCGATCAGTTCACTCTTGGAATATCCAAGTGGCTGCATCCGCTTTTTCTTTCTTGCCAGTGCATTACTCATTTGTTCTTCCATCTCCTCTCTACATCCTCAAAATGGCTAAATACAAGACTTTGAACATATTTTGATATATTTGTCCGTGCATATTTTTTAATTAGCACTTCCCCTGCTTCCATCATTCCTTGGAACCACTCATCTTCGTTATCAGCTTCATAAAACTGCTGCCGAAATTTATAATAGTCATTAAAAAACTGCCATTCTTCGGAACCTTTTTCAAATTTCTTACTTGCCATAATCATTCACCTTTTAATCAAATGGTGTGATGCCACATACTTCTCGGAAACCGTCTTTCTGTCGCATCCGTGCTTGAATCTGTTCAATGGTTTCGGTTCGCTCGATGAATCTCATGTGATCACCGTCAAATTGGAGAACTTCTTTTAAATGTGTTCCCTGCCTTTGCTTTTCAATTTTCCATCCCTTATATTGACCATCCTCATCAAGATTCCATAACAAGATAATGTTTGATGCATCCTGCTCAACGTCTCCGGATTCTCTCAATTCTGCCATGGTTGGCTCTTTTGTTTCTCTCATCTCTGATATTCGATTAAGCTGAGACAGTACGATAATTGGCACATGCAGTTCCATAGCCAAGGCTTTGATAGCTTTTGAAATATCTCCGACCTCGGATGCACGGTTACCGAATCTTCGATCAGCCTTGATTAACTGCAAGTAGTCAATCACGATCACATCATATCTTTGGTGCCTGCATTCTGCCCGGATTTCACTTACCGACTTCGCGCCGGTTGAAATAGTGATGCTATACCCGGAAAGTGTTTCATTCGCCTTGTCGAATGCTTCTTTCTCCCCACCAAGAAAAGCCTTTGCCCGGCGAACCCTTGTCAGACCGATTTCAGACATTCGAGAAACGAAACGCTCATACACCTGTGATTCGTTCATTTCAAGGTTATAGTAGCCAATGTTATAATCCTTTTCTGCCATCTGCCCGATCATTTGCGTAACGATTGCAGACTTTCCAACACCCGGTCTCGCACCAATTACAGTAACGTCTCCGCCTTCCAAGCCGCCAAGACAATCATCTGTTCGATAAAATCCAATTTTTATCAATCCCTCACCTACATGCTCATTGAAATAATTCCCTCTATTTTCTGCAACAATCTGCTTCATAGTTTTTGAGTGAACGGTTTTGTTTTCTTGGATTTCTTCGAGTTTCGTGAGAACTTCGGCTATAGAGTTGTCAATATCACACGGTCTAAGGCTCACTCTCTGGAAAAGGCTTTTCGTTTCCCTTGCCCGCCAATCCTTAATGACTGCATCCGCATAGTTTTCCATTGCTGTCGATAACGGAGTTGCGGCAACACATTCCTTAAGCTCACCGGCAATTATTTCCGGCTCCCATTTGTGGTTTTCAAGTGACTGAGACAGCGAAACGATATTGATGTTTTCACCCCGGTCATACATGGCAAGCATTTCTGCAAATGCATCTTGGCAAAATTCAGAGCTGAACATTTCCGGCTTCAATTTGTTGTAAACCTTGTACATGGAATCATTGTCAATCAATACACATCCGATCACTCCAATTTCTGCTTCCGCCAACTGCTCTCACCTCGCTTTCGTTTCTCAACTTGACGAATCCAGTAATCGCAATCCTCTTTCAGCCAGTCTCCGTATTTTGGTATGTAGCGATAATTCGTATCATCTGGATTCTTCTCTATATAGTCAGTAACATATGCCACTGTAGCCTCATATATCAGCTTTGCAACGGCTTTTCTGTTCGGTTCGATAACTTCTAAAAGCTTGTCCATCCATGCTACCTTGGCAGACGTTAACGACGTTTTCTTTGGATATGCATTGATCGTGTATTCCCATCCCCATTCCGCGTCAAAGTCCAAATCAGATGCAGGCACGCTTTCTTTTGTATTTTCTTTCTCTATCTCTATATCTGTATCTATATCTTTCTCTATATCTATCTCTACATTGCAATTTTGTTGCAAAATGTTGCACTCCGTTGCTCCACTGTTGCATTGCAACGCTTTTTGTGCATTTTCCCTAGATTTACGACTTCTACGAGTGCTTGCCGTCTCGCTTCCTAGGTTATCTTGCACAAATGGCAACTTGTACTCAATGGAATCTGATGTTTCAAGCAATCCGCAGGAAAGAAGATACTGAATCGTAACTTGAACATTGATTTCGTCCTCATTAATATCAAGGGCGATCTCTTTGTAAAATTCATCTTCCAAGCCGGAATACTCTAAGTAGCCGCCCTTTTTCAACGACAACAACTGCATCTTAAGGTATATGATCGTGTATGTATCACCGCCAGCCATCTTACGGAGTTTTTTGATTCGTTTACTGTCAAAGAAATCATCCATCAGTTTAAGCCAGTAATACCGCTTATTCTCCGCCATTTTCACTACCTCCAAGCAATTCAATAACCTTTGCCCCAGCATCTTCCGGGCGACAAAATACGAACTCAACGCCATACTTAAGTTGCATTGTCAGCATAGCTTTTGCCAATACCTTGCCAGATGTCGGCTTTGTTTTCGGTAGCGATACATTCAGCAATTTTCCAAGTGTGTGCATATATGCAATATTGTTATACCGGTCTACTCGTGGATTATGCCATGTAAATACATCATTGACGGAATACACCTTGTCTGTATTTTCAATAAGCACATATAGCTTAATTCCGTTGTTCTGCGCCAAAATACACTCGTCACGGAATCTCGGATGTGCTTTTCCGCAGATATTCCCTGCAATTTCCTGCATGTCCTTTTTCGTGTCAACGGAAACATCATATGTGCCAAGAAAATCCATCTTTTTAAGTTCCATTTTTCTAGCTGATTTTCTATGGATAACATCCGCTACCTTGTCTGTGGCAATTATGTAATCTCCAACCGGCAATGGTGCACGCAAGACTTCCATATCGTGGCTTTTGAAATATCTATTCTTAAGGATATGCAAGCCCTCTTTCTGTCCTTTATCCTCAATTATTAACACGTATTCTCCTTTCTGGCGGTCACTTTCAGCAACCGCCAAAGGTATCTCATGGCTTTCAATTTAGTTTTTTGTGATATATTAAAATTCCTTGCCAAAACATCAGATACCGCATAAATTGGTTTCTTTTAGGTAAATACCAAGGTGTTGCAACCTATTTTAATATTCAAGATTGAATGTAATTCTTGGGTTATATACGCTACCCTCGCTATCGTCGATTTCATAAAAATCGACATCTTCATCGAACTCTGCAGTTACGGTTGCTTCCTGCGTGTCGTTCTCATTGTTCCTGTCAAATTCCGCTTCAACATCGGTATCGAATTTCGCTTTTACATGGAACTCCACTTCTGTATCTGGCTTAAACTGCACCAGATCTTAAATCAACTCATATACTTTCATGCCGTCTCCTTTCAGAACGGACAAAGGTTCATATCAACCTCTAATCCTTTTTCTGCAATATAAACATTTGCTCCATATTTAACTGTTTCTTCTGTCTTTTGTTTGAATAATGCCGAATCTGCTGATTTATCTGATAAGTGAATTAGAACGACATTTCGCAATGCCGGATTATCGTTAGTAGAAATAAAGTCAAGTGCCGTTGGTAAGCTCATATGACCTCTTAATCTGTGTTCGTAATTTGGCTCTTCTCGGTTCACAAACTGCATATCATAGTTGGCTTCCACCATGATGTGATTAACACCATTAAATCTCCATCTGACGTATTCCGTGTCTGTTGCATACACCAAGCTGCCAATATCCGGGTGTGTGATGTAAAATCCGTAGCAGGGGCACTCTGAACCGTCTCCGTTGTTGTGTAGCCATCTGCCGGACTTATACCGGTTTTCAAATGCTCGTATGCTAAAGCTTTCTTTCCCAAACTGTAGGATATTTCCATCTATCAATTTGAACGGCTCCCACACTGGAATACCGGCTCTAACATACTGAAAGAAGTACTGATGATGGTCTGAATGTATGTGGGTTGTGATTACTGCTTTAATCTTTCGCACATTGAAATCCAGTGCTTTCTTAACTTCCATAAACGGCAATCCTGCTTCAATAATTAACGCTTCGCTTTCATTTTCCAGTATGTAGCAATTACCGGATGAACCAGAGCCTAAGGCTTTAAGTTTCATACCTCTTTCACCTCAATTTTCAAATATGTGTTTATTATCGATTATCCAAGGATGTTTCGTGTAGTCTATATGGCTTGCCGCATTTGCAACTGTTTTCCGTAGCATCTTTAAATGTTCCTCACAATGCTTTCTTCCAGATACCGCCGGTCTACCACAGATTATGCACAATCCTTTATCCTCCCGGTACTCCCTTTGGCTTGTGGACTTCTCGCACGAACGCCTCTTTGCCAAACACCTGTTGCATAAAACAGTTCCGCATACTGCATTACGTTTTCCACACTTCACGCATATTCCACTGGACTTATTCATGTAATATCTGGTACGGACTCTTTCTTTCCGTGCTTCTGCCTGTTCCGGTGTTTCCCTTGCAAGTCTCTTAGCTTCTACCTTCGCTTTCTTCTCCCGGCACTCAGCGCACATTTTGTACTGCGTTCCCAATATGCCTTTGTGACATCTGGAGCATATACCAAGAGATACATAAGGGTCTTCCGCTTTTTCTCTCATTCGGCATCCTCCAAAAACCATATTCCTTCCGGTTTTAAAAAGTTGCCCTGAACAATGTTCTTTCTGAATATACTTTCTGCTGTCGGTGCAAGATCCGTAAGTCTCTGTATGCTCTCTTCTATGTTGTCTGCCAGAATATCAATGCCGAATAATGTCTCTGCAGCTTCCGTTTCAGTCATTCCTATTGACAGTTTCCGTTTCAAGATTTCCACAAGGAAATTTCCAGTACCACACGCAGGCTCCAACACTGTTCCTCTCCAACACTCTGCACCACCATTTTCATCTTCCAACATATTGCACATCTTTTGTACCATCCAGCCCGGCGTATAAACTTCTCCAAACTTTTTGACGCGTTCTCGGCTTTTTGTAATTTTTTCTTTCTGCCTATTTTCCATTTCTGTGATAAAACTCACTCCTCACATCAATAATCTGTCTTGTCTGTCCCAACAATGCCCGATTATGCTTTGCCCTCTGCTCATTGTCACAGATAAATTGCTTGCAAATTTCTGGTCGAACCGGATAGATTCTGCATTTCTCGCAACTCTTATCCGTATCAAGAAAAGGGCATGTCATATCATACGTTCTATTCGCAGTGGGAAGAAGATGTTTGCACTCTTTGATATGGTTCTTACGAATATATCTGCGAATGGTATCTACTTCTTTTCTGCTCATTGGTAAAAGATTGGAACAGCAGTTACCGCATTGGCTACATTTCCCATCTTTGCAAAAGTTGTAAATGTTATCTTCCATTCCTTTCTGTACGGATTCTAAAAATGATATAACTTCCATATGCTACTCCAATTCTTCCTCTGCCGGAAACTGAAAGATAGCATTGCTAATGCATTCTATTTTTGACGGCTGATTTTCTGTTTGCACCATAATACCGCATTTCTTTAATCTTTCAAATTTCTTTGCCACATCTTCCGAAACATCAACATTCTGCATTACGATAGGCATACCGATATATGCATATCTAAGCATTTCCATGGCTTTCTTTGCTTTTTCTTCCGTGGAATATTTAGCTGTTATTGAAGTCTCATTGTCTCCGATTGCCTGCATCCGGACAAATGCTGCTTCTTTCGCCCTTGTATCAATAAAAACAATGCTATTTTCGTACGGAAAATCCAATGTGCCGTCCTGTGATATAACTCTCATGCATCCACCTCTAATCTTTCATAAAGTCCGGTACGTTCTCGTCATTCTCAACGACTTCTCCGGCTACTTTCTCCGGCTCAACTACTTCACTCCAGGTCTCAATAGCTTCGGATTCAGCTACAACAAATGGCTCTGAATTGGCATTTTCCGCAATTTCTTCCTGTGTCTGCTGATAAGTTTCATCCATCTGCATAAGAGACTGTTTTGCAATAGCATTAAGGTCTTTTGGATGCTTTTTAATGGCGTTATTACGCATTTTACGAACAATCATAGATTCCGATGTATCAAGCCATGCGGCACTCATATATGGTCTTGCAACTTCACAAGCAAGCATATCTTCAATAGTCTCACAGGCTAAAAGTGCTTTCAGAATTTCATTTTTCTTTTCTGCGATAGCTTTCTTTTCTTCATCCGTAGCATCATATTTCGTTCTAGGTACAACCTTTCCACTCTTATCTTTTTTTGTTCCAAGTAAACCGAAAGTTTCATTCAACAGATTATTACGGACATGAGCGAAAAGATTTCCTTTTACGCTTTCACGCTCTGCAATCATGTACTCGATTTTTCCGTCATTCATTTCAACAGGATAAACAACACGGATTACTTTCTGTGACAATCCTTTTTCTTCCCACTCCGGCGGCGTAACTTCAACACCTCTGTGCTTCGGATATGTAAATTCATCCCCTTCTTTCACAAGCCATACTGGATATACCTTTTTAACATCAACACCAAAGTTACGGAGAAGCGCATCGTTTCCGTCTCCTTCGATTCCCATTTCTACTTCCTTGTACCAGTTTCCGTTTGCATCCTGTTTACTTCTCAACTGGAAGTAGCACTCCCTCGGCACCGCATTGGCATTAAGTTGAAGGCTTGATACCTGTCCAATAACCTGTCTCAAATTAGAACCATTCAAGTTGCTCATAGCGGCTTTGTTAGATGTAACAAGGTTGTAAATTGCACTCATAGATGCCATAGCACACTGCTTGGAATAATCGTCAAACACAAGTCCGTGTTCTGCGAAGTCACGCTCAATAAGTCCTGTGTACTGGTTCGCATAATAGGAAAGCTGTGTATTCATTTCCTGCTTTCCCTGTGCCGCAACTTCCTGTTTCTTTGTTTCTGCCATAATTATTTTTCCTCGCTTTCCATGATGATTTTTAATTTGTTTTCTGCTATTTCAAACTTTTCTTTTGCTGATTTAAGTTCCTTTTCTGCGGCTTCTCTAAACTTTTCCTTTGCATAATCGAAATTCGGCTTTGTAAGGAAAATATTTTCATAATAGCCAGTAATTTTCCCTTCGTCCTCTTTTCTAACAAAGCTCATGCAATTTGGAAAACCTCTTTTCTTATCAACTGGATAATATGTCTTTGGTTTTTCAATCACTTCCACTTCTGTGACGGAGATTCCGTCCGAATTAAGTCCATAAAAATAAAGTTTCACTGCTTTTCCTCGCTTTCCTCATATTTCTTCACAACCGCCACCTTATCAGCACCTTAGGTTTCCACCCATGCCATATCCACTGATTCATCTGTAACTGTCAGCTTTGCACCTTTGGCATTTACAACCGTATCACCGGCTTTTACGGAATCCTCGGTGCGGTATGTATAACTTCTGGTGCTGTTAGGAAATTTCGCTTTGATATAATTCATTCTGACACCTCGCCTTCTTCTACATTTGTGAACTGAACCACTAACCTATTAATCAAATGAGAAAATCCGAGTAAATCAATTGATTCATCTCCTGTAATTCTCTTATAAAAGATAAAAAATGCTTGTATAGTTGCAAAGAAATCGTCAGTGACCTCATTGTTACTCAATTCCAATTTAGGAATGCATTCACTTCTCTTTCCTCTGGCTCTCTGTACACATCCTGCAAAGCACTTAAGAAATATAAAATTTTGTTTTTGTGTTTATCCATTCTACACACCCTCGCTTTCTGCATCGTTAATTGGCATATCCAATGTGACCGCAACATCTCTGATAAACTCTTCCGGAATATAGATTCCTGCCTGTACGCATATCGCATACTGCACCTTTGCAATACTTGTAATATCAGAACCTTGCTTTTCCATTGTCTTTGTCAGAACCTTAAGCAAATTAGCCACGCCACCATGTGACTGTGGAGTTTTCCTTGCTGATAAACTCCGAATCTCTTGAATATCAGTTTTCATATTCTCCATGAATTTATTTCTCCTATTGTCGAACCATTTTTCAAACGCATTCCACAGTTCTAAGAAACAGTCCGTTTTAAGTATTGCATCCTCGATGTTAGTGTATCTTTCCGAAAGAAACAGGCTTATTATCTGCCTTGCGTGCTTTTCAAAATATAATTCACAACTAGCTTTCAAAAAGTACCGATACCCGAAACCGCATCTGCCATTAAACCAAGAAAATGAGTACCATGTGTTACCTTGAAAATACGTGTCGTATTTCGTGTCCCACTTGGTAAACATGGGGGATTCTCCCTTTCTATGCACCAATCGCATAACACATTTCTTATGGAATACTTCTTCACACATAGCTTTGAATGTTCCCATGCAAAACCTTTCATTCCCAAGGTCAAGCGGCTCTCCTGCTTTCATGTATTTGTCAATGATTTCGATTGCCTTTGCATTTATTGGATAGTCCATATCACATAGCTTCCACTTTCAACTGCTTATCCTCGGAAACACTCAAAAGAATTAACTGCGCATCCATATCCGGCACATTGAACTCATTCAGCGATTCCGCGTTATCAACGAAAATCGGTACGCTTACACCGTATAACTCGCTAAGAGAACGGATAATATCAAGTCCGGCTACGATTCTATGACCACTGTTTAAAGCCGAATACGGAACGCCATTCACAGTACACTCACAACAATCTTTCATACCGCCATTTAACTGCATTTCAAAGAGTTTGAAATTTACGGTCTTGAAATGGCTGTTAATAGATTCTGAAACCTTATCCAGCTTGAAACGAATGAACTCTTCCAAGAGATAAAGCATCTGTTCCTGATCGGCAACTTTCTGCCCGATTTCTTTCTGCTCGTCACGAAGCGTTTCGATACGATCATCAATCGCCACATTGTTAGCCGCCTGCGCAATAACCTTGTTCACCTCTTCAAGCTGACTCTGCAGATCGGCTTTCTCGGCTTTTAAATCAGTAACAACCTTGTCTGCGCCCTCGGATTCAACCTTTGCAATATCAGCAAGAATCTTGTCATGCTCTGTTTTCAGCTTCACATACTCTTCATTCTGCGAATAATCAGCTTCTGCCGGGATCTCGGATAACTGCTTTGCATAATCATTCTGCTTTGCAAGTGCCTTGGATTCCTGCTCTTTGAGTGCCACAATGTCTTCCTGCAACTTGGCGTTTTCCTTTGTCAATCGCTCAATATCAGCCTTGCAAGCGTTGCCCTTGTCAATCAGACCTTTAAGTTTTGCGCCCTTTGCATCATCAAATGCTTTGCGTGCATCCTCTAACTGCTTGGTGGCACGTGCCTTGGCATCTGCCTTTTTCTGCTCAAAATCAGCCTTAAGAGACTCAATCTTATCCTGCGGCAACTTCTGACCACATAAGGAACAAACCGTTGTAGATTCATCAAATTTCCACTTGGATTCGTCAAAGAGATATGGCATTTCATCAAATGCCTTGGAAAATTCTGCATTGTATTCAACACCAAGATTTTTCCGCTCTGCATCTGTATCGGAAATTGTCTTCTCATTTGCCTTGATCTGATTTTCCGCAGACTGAATCTGATTATGTAAGTCATTGAACTCTCGTGTTGCATCATCCTTGGCACTGTCAAGACCTCTACGTTTTGCGGAAAGTTCGTCATTCATGACCTGCATAATGCCGGACATATCAAATTGCAACTGCATTTCCTTGCTTCTCAAATCGCCTAACGTGCTACCGGCATTCTCCATTTTCTTGTCACATTCAGCGATTCTTCTTACCAGATCTACCTTTGCAAGTTCCTGCTCTGCCACGTCAACATCAACCTTGGATTTCTCGGCTTCATCAATACGTACCGGAATCTCTGACTGTTTCTTTTTCCACTCTGTAAGAGCTTTCTGAAATTTTGCACGAATATCATCCGTGGACGGTGCTTTCTCCAACTCGCCGAGTAATTGGGCATACTTAGCATCTGTCTGCGCCAGTTCAACATCCGATACATCCGTTACAAGGCGCATCAGAATATCCCGCTGCTCTTTCCATTTCATGGAAGAGAAATACTGCGGATTGGCCAGCATCTTGAACATATCCTCGCTCTGTGCCAGACTGGAAATATATTCTTTGAAATCAGCTTCACTTTTTGGATAACCGTCAATCTCAAATGAATTGACATTTCCCTGCAATGCAACAGTATCAGTACCACGTTTCTTAACCCAATTCTGCTTCTGAACCTTTGAAAGTTCCACTTCTTTCCCATCAACGTCAATAACTCCCACAACCTTAATTTCTACATTATCAATGCGGTTTCCGTCCTTATCTAATGGTCGAACATTAAACTTTTCCTCTCCGGCACTGTTTTTATTGAAAAGCAGCCATGTAAACGCATCGAAGATTGTTGTCTTTCCTGCGGCGTTCTGTCCTTTAATACTTGTCTTATTAGAGAAATTCACATCAAGGCTCTTAATTCCCTTGAAATTCTCCATATGTAATGATCTAATTTTCAGTTTCATTTTCCTTCTCCTTCCACTCTTTATATTTTTTAAGTGCCTCTTCAAAGCATGCTTCATCGTCAATATATCCAAGAGCTGACTCTATAATTTTTGAATTAATAGTTGTTCCCTTTTTCCCCATCAGCTCAATGTCTCTTTGGTGTTCATTTGCAATAATGGCACATGCTGTATGAACTTTCGTCCTGCATGCAACCAGATCTGCATATTCCTCAACGGAAATTGTAACGGTATTTTCTGCCATCTTAATTTTCCTCCTCTAATACATTAATTTTGCTCACAGACACCTCATATGCTGTTCTCTGCTCTTCTGTCCCATCTTCGTACATCTTTACATACCCACGGCTCTGAATGCGTCCGGTAAGTTTCAAATGCGTTCCAACCGGAAGTCCAGATGTATACACCGCATTTCTGCCCCAGACAACACACGGAATATAATCTGATTTGCCATAGGAACGATTGACTGCGATTAATAAATCTGCAATTTCTCTTCCAAGCGGAGTTTTCCTGTAAATCGGTTCTTTGCATACATATCCGTCAAGCTGGATTTTGTTCAAATCTGTATGCTCTCCCGGATTCGCTTTTTCAATTTCACAGACGAATACATATAATAACAGACGATTTCTCTTTTCCTCATGTTTGTTATAAGAACTATACACACCGGAAACATTAACGGCAGTGCCCGTGTATTTATCATTCAGATTGATTAATCTCTCTGAAATAATTAATGGGATAATATCAGCCGTTCCACTTAATCTATCCACTTTGAGGTACATATTATAAAATCCATCTCCAAACACCTCATGGTTAAATTCCGGCTCTGTGATAATCGTTCCTGTAAGTTCCACTTTATTGTTTTCTGCTCTCATATTTGAATTTCTCCTTTTCTTATGCTAAAATAGGCGCAAATAGCTTATGCTATTGCTTTGATTGGGAATCATTCAGCTTTGGTCGGTTCGGATGATTCCTTTTCTTTTTCATAACTTCTTTATAATAAGGAAGTTTCTCTTTATCTTCGTTGCTGTCGCATATATAAATAATTCCATCGTCTGTTTCTTCATCTTTAAAAACATGATCCTCGACTATTTCTTCTGCTTCCTGCCAGTCTCCATCCACTTTGCATCCTATGTAGATCAGTAATAATCCACCTAACACAGGAATAGCTACCATCGGATTTACTGTTGCATCTGCGCTGATTCCAAGAAAAAAGAGTAACGCACCGGCTAATTCAATTACCTTTGCTATTTTTTTCATAGGCATCCTCTCATGTAATAGAAAAAAGTTTTTTCATCTTCTTTTTAGGACTTTTTATTTCAAACTTTTCTCCTGTTTCATCGTCGATCATGTAATTGCCGTCGGAATGCATCGTATGTGGCTTTACTCCCTGTTCTTCCATGAACTCAAGCAAGATATCTTTGCCACCTTGTAAAATATTCATCTGACTTACAACTTCCATCCAATAAACCATAAAATGTGTAATATCCAAGTTCTGATATTCCATAAGAAATTCCGGTGCTTTATCTCCTATCAGTTTGTCCATACCGAACTTCTCAATGTAATTCCTTGTATAGAAGTAATCTTTCCACTGGTATTTTTCTCCATCGAATGTCTTTTCGATAGGAAACATATTCATAAATTCTCTTGGTGTCAAAGTCCCCACCATAGCACATATCACTTCAATAATATAAAATTCTTTTGTCACAAAGTCCGACTCTCCACGCTTTAACGACTTGCAATCAGATTTCCCTTTTAGTTTTATCAGCAAGTACAGATTCTTCTTGAAATCATCCGGATAAGCACTTTTAGACTCCTGTATTGTCATATTTTCACAAAGACCTGCCATTTTACATTTTCTGTCAAATGCTCGTGCATAATTAATCCACTTAGGTTTAAAGTCGATCAGCTTTTTGCCGTCCATGACGTAAAAATTAAGCATCTTCATCATCCTTTCTCTCAATTAACGGTAAAACCCCATTCTTTTTAAGCTCTTCATACAGGAACAATCTTCCTTTTTGCGTCCATTCCGTCTGCATAACCACATCAGACCGCCCATTCGACCTTGTAATATCAATAGTCTTACTGTGAACATATCCAAGCCCTTGATATTGCCTGTATAAAATCCACTGTTTTCCTACTTTGCGCTGAACTCCTAACTCTTTCAGCATCTTATTAAACGCTTTAGCAGATATTCCATAATCCTGTGCGATCTGTGTTACCAGTACTGTTGATTTACTGTTCAAAATCAAATCCACATAGTTGACTTTTGGTTGCATTTCTAAAATGATGTTATTCATTTCAACAACTTCGGTTTCAAGTTCCTGTATCTGCTTGTCTTTCTGCTCAAGCATCTTGTGCGCTTCAATAACTGCAAGTGCCATAAGTTCTTCGCCGGTTGGAAAAACTGTTTGTGTCTGGTTGTAATAATTTTCTTCCAGTGCATCAAACTGTTCCCATGCCTTATCAGTCCCAAGCATTTTGCAATGACGGCTTGCACCTCGACGTGTCCAAAGATAAAGCTGATTCGCATTTTTCCCAACAAGGTCGAAATTTTCTACCATGTTCTTAAAAGCCTTTAAGTCAGATCCTTTTAGCAAATAATAATGCTCTCCCTCTTTAAACCGTTCTGCATTATTGCTATAGTTCTGTTTGATTTTCACATCTGTTGCTCCGTACACATCAGCCAACTGTGCGGTGGTGATAACTCTTTGTCCTTTCCACTCAATGACCGGCAATTCTTTTGTTCCAATATGTACTAATTCGTTCATTCTTCTCCTTTCCGGATTTTTGCAATAAAAAAAATCCAACTACCGCTTTGATAGTTGGAAAATACTGGTTGTCTCTATTTTGCTTTGTTGATACAATTAATGTACGGCGGCGGCCATCATGAAAGGAACTGTTATCATGAAAATCGTTAGTATACTTATCTCATTATTGGCATGGCGTGTTGCCGGTTACGACTTCTTCATAATTCTAACCATAACATCCATGACAATCGACCTATACAAAGGATTTAAAAAAGTACAAAAGAGATTAAATAAAATACTAAAGATGATGCGGAAAATAAAGCAATAATGTAACTCATTTCCTGCCGCCGTCGCATATTAATTGTATCAACTGATTTCCTGTGTTACAAACACATTTAATCTGCAAATTTAGACATATTTCTCAACTATCTCAATATTCAGTTCTTCTTATTCTTTCGTTTTTGAGTTCCCAGTTTCTTCACTGGTTGCCTTGCTTGCTGAACCCTCGACCATTCCCAGAACATATCCTTTCTGAAAATCGTTCATTTTGGGAATCGCGTCTTTCAACTTTTCTACAACTTTCTTTTCCTGTTCGCTCATGTATTCACTTCCTTTCTCCCTGTGATATAATTTCCTTATTAAATAAGGAAAGGCGGTGATAATATGGATAATGGTTATTCTGAAACATTTGCTACATATGAGTTTGCAGATAAAGGAACATATGTATGTATGCAATGCGGTGGCGAAAATAAAATTGGAATCGTCACTGTAAAGCAAGGCGAAATGCTACCAGAATGCAAAGAGTGCGGATATACTACATGGATTAAAATAATGTAGGATTTTTAAACACTCTCTTTTCCTCTGCGAGCGTTTGGCTTGTAACCGCCAAGTTATCATCAACCATATGCTCAATGAGGAACGTTCTTTTTACCACTCTCGTTCCATCTTCACATACTTGTGAAACATGCAAATACATTTTCCCATCTTTAATAAATGGAATAATAAGTATGCTCTGCAAAAACTTCCACTTCACAAAATGCTTATTAAAAAATGCAACTGCATGAGCCTTGATTTTACTCACTGTATCATCCCTTTCTGTGATATAATATTTTCAAAAACGGAGGAATTAACATGCTTCTAAAAATCGAAAGAATAATATTAAAGAAAATATCTAAAACGAATTTTTCAATCAAACTTTCCGATATAGGTAAATTTGATGGAGAAGATGCATACCAAGCGTTTTTGGATTTACAGGATAGAGGATATGTAACGAAAGTAAACACATCTATGGATAGATCGAGTTTTAGCTTCATAGTTACATCCAAAGGCAGATTCTACAAAGAATATCTTTTCTTGGAATTTTTGAGAAATATCCTCATTCCTTTTATTGTGGCTTTGATTACAGCAACTGCTACATATCATTTAGAAAAAGTAGCAGATAGCTATTCCGACAGCGGCACCAGCCAATGCGCTTACGAGTTGGATTCCACCGACAATGAATGGCTCAAACTTATCGAGTAAGTCACGCTTTTGCCGAAATGTCATTTTTTTCACCGTCTCACCTCTTTTCCATTTCTTTTGCAATATTATAATAACGCAATAGAAATATAAAGTCAATAACAAATTATTGCTTTTGTGATATTTTTGTGATAATATTATTGCAGAAAGGTGGTGAAGACTTGAGTGCAGTAAACGAACGCTTAAAATCTTTAAGAATATCATTAGGAATGAACCAAAAAGATTTTGGAGAAAGAATTGAAGTTGCGCAAACTTATTTATCTCAAATAGAAAAAGGGGATAGACCTGTTACCGACAAAATTTCAAAAATTGTTTGCTTACAAAATTGGAATGGTAAAAGCGTAAATGAAGAATGGTTCCTAACTGGAAACGGTGAAATGTTTGTTCCGGAAACTAAAGATGAACAAATTACAAGATTGCTTTCAGATGTGCTAAAGAAAGAAAATAGTGATTTTAAAAGAAGACTTGTAACTGCATTATCAAAACTTGATGATACCGGTTGGAAATACCTAGAAGATTTTATTGATTCTATTTCAGAAAACAAATAAGAAAAAGCCAAAGGCAATGCGCAAACCCTTGGCTTTCTTTCTATTCTAATAAATTTTTAACAAATACATATATAATTCTTAACCATTTTTCATTGTCGCAATTCGCGACCATTTCAGTTATTTTTTGTTTGTAAAACGCTTTGGCTTCATTGCACTCTTTTTCCCCCATATTGATTTCCTCCAATCATTCCGCACTTCCGATAGCGATACACAAATTATAGAACTTATGTTCGATAACGTCAACCCCATTTGACAAATTGCTACAAATTACAAACTCGTTTGTAGTTGAGGGACAAGAAAACGCCTTATCCCGCCCCTCAGCCAGAACTTGAAGTGCCCTTATCGGACAATTTTATTTTACAAATTTTCCCGCAAACATTCAATTTCTTTCGGTCGCAAGTTTCGACAGGTAAATTTCTTATTGTCGCAGAATGTCGATTGATTAGTTTAAATTTTGTTAAAAAAATTAATTACTGGTTGAAAATTATGCATCTGCCAGTTATCTGTGATGAATTTTAAGTGCATAATTTTCCTTTCTGCCCGTAGGCTTTATGCAAAAGAGCCGGCTACACAACATGCGGTCATGTAATCGGCTCTTAGGCTCTTGGTTTTATTGTATTTATTAGTTGTATGTTTTGGTGCCAAATTATCCCTCTTTTCTTCTTGAAACAACTGTGACTGTAAGTATTCTTGGCGGTAACTCGATGTGCATTAGAAAAGTAAATGCGACAGTGTCTACTATTACAAGACTTGAATATATGTCTACCGAAAAGAGAGATCTTGTAACTACGGTATTCCATTACATTGCGATTGGGAAATGGAATTGAAAAATAACAAATTTATTCAGCAGTGATTCCACCGTTAGGCTCTGACTGGATAATGATATATCGTAGCATATTGAAGTACACTGTCTGTGATGATATGAAAATTGGCTGTCTGACCTTTTAACACTGGAAACATAGGACTGTAATTTTCGTTTGCTGCACCGGCTTGGTGATATTCAAAGTATTCATATACTAATACGCCGTCTATGAATCCATTTATTCCACAATTACTATCGTGTTTATCATCATCCACGTTATACCAAAACTGAATATACCCATCCGCTGTCACTTCATATAGATCGTCGCGTGTACTCCAAACAGCCGTTTTTCCGATATAAAGTGGGTAAACCGGTCGAAGTGCTAAACTTCTGTTTAACGTACTTATCTGTTTTGCCAGGCTCCCCTCCACATTCGGATTTGCCTGTCTTGCATCAAGTGCGTAGCCTGCTTCCGTGGTAGTGTTATTATTTACGACGGTTGGTATGGTCGGCTTATTACTCAAATCATTATAACTGCCACTGAAAGCCACGGTTTTTAAATCAGAAAACCACTTCACAATCTTTCCGAACAGAGTCGCATGGGATTCACCGCTTTTGAGATTTTCTCTTACGGATGCTGCCGTAAATGCTGTGGTATTCTCTGCTGTATCTCCCCCGGTTGACACTGCACCAACATTTTCTGCCGTAAGCACTACATTTCCACGGCGAAAAGAATCTTCGTTGGCACCTTTAATTCCAGTTACCGGAGTTCCGGCAAGCACGTCCAACTTTTCATCTGATGTTTTATAAATATTGGCACCTGCCGGAATTACATTCCCGGCTCCCTCTTTAAAATCATCCGTGGTTGTAAATTCGTCTGAAATATTGAACATCCACCCTGTGCTAACATCCGCAAGTGCCGGAAGATCTGCAAATGCAACTGTTCCGTGTGGCTGCAATCCACCTTTAAGTCCTTCTGATACATCTTTTGCCTGCTGATAGTAATACTTGGCATTGTCAGAATCCTCGCCCTCTCTGCTTCCTGTACCACCAACAGCATAACTCTGTGCCTTGGTTGCACTTTCTTCTGCAGATTCCGCCTTACCGATGATCTCCGCAGCCTTTTGAGTTGCAATATCTGCTTTTTCGGCTGCTGTATCAGCTGACTGACTGGCGGATGATGCTTTCTCCGTGGCTGTGGCGGATGATTCACTGGCGGATGTCTCACTGACTTTTGCGTTGCTT